GCGACTGCCTGAATGGGAGATGGGGGTTAGACTAGCCTTCTTACCCAAGTAGTCCTTGGGGGTGTAATGCCCCCTTACTCAGGAGTATTATGAAGATTAATCTATGGTATTCTAAGAGTATGTTGCAATGGCGATGGACTCTTTGCGAAGAATTTAAAAACGGTGTTACATACAGAGAACAACACTCTGGTCAACAACCGATGCTTCGTGATGCCATGGATGATGTTGCGAACACTGTTGAGTATATTCTTGAAGCTAAAGAAAAGAGGGAAAACGAGGGGAATTAGCTCAATTGGTAGAGCACCTGCTTTGCAAGCAGGGGGTTAGGGGTTCGAGTCCCCTATTCTCCATATCTATATGGGACGATGAAGATAGTAAAAGACGCTCTTAATGAATTAGTTTGGGTTGACTGTAAGAGAGAATTACAGGATAAACTCCGTGATGAAGTGTGGTCATCCAGTACAATTAACTGGTCTGAAGAAGTTAAACTGGAGTTAGGAACCACACTTGCCACTAAATTGTCACCTGAACTATCAACTAGAGTTCTTGACTGTATTAAAGAACATATTCCTAAGTGTGAACATTACCAACTTAGATTTTATATTTGGCAACCATTAACGGGTATTCCTCCACATACAGATAAAGCACATAAATTTGGTGCTACGATCTATTTGAATGAGAAGTGGGATCGTACTGATGGTGGTTGGTTCTTGTGGAAAGAAGGTGATGATGAGATATGGAAAGCCATTCCTCCACAAAGGAATTTAATGATGATAAATCATAGTAAGGAATGGCATTGTGTTACACCAGTTTCGCCTAACCCCAAGAATATGCGTTATACTATCCAAATATGGGGCGATAATTAATGAGAATTGTTGGTATCAGTCCGAGTCATGATTCATCGGTCTGTGTTTATAATGATGGGGAAATAGAATATTTCTTTAAAGAAGAGAGACTCTGTGGTATTAAGAAAGAGTCTAAACCATATCTTGCCATGATTGAGGCACAAAAGACACTTATGGGTCCTGTGGATCTTTGTGTTATTGCCTCTCCAGACGGTAGGAGTATATTCAGTGTCGATCTTCTTGCGGAAAGATTATTTAAGTGTCCAGTGATTGATATGGACGAGTATCATCACATGAGTCATGCTGCACTGGCATTTGAGAACAGTGGTTTTGATGAGGCACTTATCTTTGTTGCTGATAGGAATGGATCTAAGATTGGTGGCGTTTGTCGCGAGTCGGAGACTGTTATGGTTGCTCGCAGAGATCCATATACGTTCACAGAAATCTATAAAAACTATTGGTCAGACTTTTCATCACATCAGATTCAAGAAGTTTTAGAGTATCTGAAACAAGTTAGACCAGAGACGAAACATATTGTTCGTAGTAAGTTCAATGCCACTATGGTCTATGAGTCCGCCACAACGTTGATTGGCGAACACCCACTAGAGAATGGAAAGACTATGGGACTCTCTGCCTACGGTCATCCAGAGGGGTTTCCTGACCTATTTGTGAACTGTCTAGACCCCGATGTATTCCTAGTTCCTCATGATTCATATTTTGATCTGGATAATTATGCTAGATCCCATGTAAAACCAGTAATGAATAGAGAACTTCATGAATATACCACAAACGAGGTTACATTCGAAGATACTCTACATGCAGATTATGCCAAGCATGTACAGAATCAGACTCAGGAAGAAGTCTTCAAATGTATTGATTACTATTCTACTAAAACAGGTATTAAAAATATCATCGTAACTGGTGGTTATGGGATGAATATTGTTACCAATTCTTACCTCGTACAGTTGATGCCCGAATGTAAGTTTTGGTTTGAACCGATTGCAGATGATACTGGCAACTCTATTGGTGCCTGTATCTATTCATATAAGAATGAAACTGGTGATACGAATAAGTATCCACTCAAAGATACTTTCTTTCATGGATATGATTATGATCTAGAAGATGTATATTTTAGTATGAAAGAGGGATCTGATTGGCAGTATGATACCTCTGGTGTTGCTGATCTCTTGGATAATGATAAATCAGTTGCAGTATATTATGGTAAAGCAGAAGCAGGACAACGTGCATTAGGTAACAGATCTATTCTCTTTAATGCTTTTAATCCTTCTGCGAAGGATATAGTTAATGAGATTAAGAAACGTGAATGGTATCGTCCCTTTGCGGCAATTATTCTGGAAGAAGATGCCAAAACATGTTTTGATATGTTATACTTAGAGAGAAATGAGTTTATGACAAACTCTTTTCAAATTAAGGAGGAGTGGAGACTTACTTTTCAAGGCATTGTCCATGAAGATGGGTCCTGCAGAATCCAAACTGTTAGAGAAGGGCATTTACTTTATGAACTCCTCACAGAGATCAAATCTCGCCGAGGTATTGGGATTCTTCTTAATACTAGCTTTAATTTGGCTGGTGAACCCCTGGTTGAAACGCCCGACGAAGCCCTCCGAACATTGCACGGATCAAACCTAGATTATGTGTGGTTTCCAAGTTATAACTTAGTTGCCAAGTGATCTTTCTCTCTATATAATGTCAGGGTGTGAAGGAAGTGCAATCGGGGTCTTCGGACCCCATTTTTTACACTAAATATTATCATGGAATACAAACCATATTCACCCGAGTGGCATAGAAAGAGGTATTTACAAGAAGCCCTCTATAAGTATTTTGATGATTACGTTCCGACTGACGTGATCTATGAGGATATTATGGAAATTCTTGGAGAGAAGTCCGATGCGGCTTATGAAGAGTACACAAAGGTGAAAGATCTAGAAAGCAAACTGGGAAAGTAATGTATGCTGTCAACTCAATACCGTCTTCGACTTGAAGGCATCTGCAAGAAGATTGTAAACGGTGAAAGTGTTGAACTCTCAGATATGATCTGGGCGGAAAAACTAGGTAAAGCAAATACCACTGCAAATGAATGGTTGAAGAAAGCCAGACAGAAAGCAGCCAATCCTGATATGCAGGAAGGTAGTATGGATGATTTTATGAATAGGATGGGGTTAGGAGACCCCGACCCATCCAATCACAGAACGGGGTTTCAAGGTGCTGATGAGATTGTAGATTGGTTTCAACGTGAAAAACCTGATGATTGGAGACAACGCGATTGAGTATGAATATACACCTTCCGAGTTTGATGTTGATGTAACTTGGGAAGATGTATTGGATAAACTAGATGATGAATATACAAAAGGCACATGCAAGATTGTATATCATCTACCGCAGGTTCCACCATCATTTGTTTGTCACAATACATATACACCAGGCTCATTAAGAAAGGCAGCAGAAGAAGTTTATAAAGAGGTGCCTGTCAAAGAGATGCACGTCTATGTTTCTGTTGCTGGTGGTGCTTCTACTTTTGAAAGACACTGTGATGATAAAGATGTTCTTCTAGTCGGGGGACTAGGAAAAGTTTCTTATTGGTTTGATGATGATAAAGAAATTACTTTAGATCCAGGCGATTCTCTTTTTATTGAAGCTGGAACATATCATAGACCTGAAGTTCATGGACCTAGAGCAACTCTAAGTTTTACATTAGGTCAGTAACGCCCTCCCCAAGAGGGTTTTTTTAGTGTCTAAATATAGTCAGAAGAATATTAGTTTGAGCCAAAATGCCTCTTTCAAGATTAGAGAATTTCCTCAAGAATGCTGAAGGTAATATCCTGTATGTTAACCCTTCCGACTTTGATGCTACTGATAGTATTGAGAACAGAGGTAACTCTCTGACTCGTCCTTTCAAAACGATTCAGAGGGCACTCATTGAGGCAGCAAGATTTTCGTACCAGACGGGTAAGAATAACGATAAGATTGATAGAACAACGATTCTAACTTTCCCAGGCACACACTATATTGACAATAGGCCTGGATATACTGTAATAGATAATAATGGTAGCGCCCAATTTAAGGCGAGAAGAAATAGTAATTATGTAGAAGTTACTCTCAATGAGTTTACTACTGAGACTAACTTTGATGTTCTTGATAGAAATAATGATCTCTACAAGTACAACTCTACTGAGGGTGGTGTAATTCTGCCTAGAGGTACATCTATTATTGGTTTGGATCTTCGTAAGACCAAGATCAGACCACTCTATGTGCCTGATCCTGAAGACGATAGGTTTGAATATACATCTGTATTCAGAGTTACGGGTACTTGTTACTTCACAGCATTCTCTCTGTTTGATGCTGATCTGTCTAAAGTTGCATATTATGATTTCAACAGCAACTCTAAGAAACCAACATTCTCTCACCACAAACTGTCTTGTTTCCAGTATGCTGATGGTGTAAACAATGTAATCATTGATGGATCGGACTCAGGTCTTACTGACCTTGATATGTTCTACTACAAGGTTGCTAGAGCATATGGTGATGCTTCTGGTCGTCCAGTTGGTGACTTTCCCACGTTTGACGATTTTGAACCAAATATTGATGAATTTAGGATTGTTGGTGACCTTGCTGCTGATCCAGTTGGTATTAGTTCTATTAAGGCAGGAGACGGTAACACCTCCTCCACACAAATTACAGTCACTACTAACAAAGCACACAACCTCTTCAAAGAGACACCAGTTCTTATTGCTGGTATCACTACATCTATTAACTCCTACAATGGTTCCTTTGTGGTTGAGGAAGTTCTGAGTGATACTGAGTTTAGATATATTGCTCCATCTGTACCTGGCAACCCACTTCCTATCCCACAGGAAATCCAGAACTCTTCTATTATTATTGAACCTGATACTGTAGGTTCCGCATCTCCATACATCTTTAACTGTTCTCTCCGTTCAGTTTATGGTATGAACGGTATGGACTGTGATGGTGACAAGGCGACTGGATTTAAGTCGATGGTTGTTGCACAGTTCACGGGTATTTCTATCCAGAAGGATGACAATGCCTTCGTTCTGTATAACCCAGACACTGCAATCTTTAATGATGACCAGTCTGTTTCTGATGCAGATAGACCTCTGCACAGCAACTCTGCTGCCATCTACAAACCAACATATGAAACTTCTCACATGAGAGTGAGGAACAACGCTGTTGTTCAGATCGTTTCTGTGTTCGCTATTGCGTTCGCCAGACATTTCCAAGCGGAGAGAGGTGGTGACGCATCTATTACTAACTCCAACTCAAACTTTGGTCAAACTGCTCTTGAATCTAGTGGATTCAGACCTTCTTCATTCGACCGTGATGATGTTGGTTATATCACACACATCATTCCTCCTAGAGAACTAACTGCTGAAGATACTACTATCTCATGGTTGACTCTTGACGTTCAAAAGACTATTGGTATTGCTGATACCAGTAGACTGTATCTGTTTGGATATAATACTCAAGAAATTGTACCTCCTGCTGAGATTGATTCTTATAGAGTTGGTGCAAGAGCAGGTGAAACTCTGAAACTTGCACTGGTTGATACTTCTACTGGTCAGGCAGTTCAGAATGTTTATGAAGCTCCAGTTCTCATGGAGTCTGGAACTTCTGGTATTGCTACTTCCTACCAAAAAGTTTACGATGTTGTTCGTAATGCTGGTGTCAACTTCATTGTATCTAACGTTTTTAGTCTTGTTCAGAATCACCAGTTAATCACTGGTGAGAGAGTTAGAGTCTTCTCTGATACTGGAGAAACACCTAATGGTATCAAGAATGATAAGATCTACTATGCAATTACTGGTGGTTCTCTTGCTGCAGACAAACTTCAACTTGCTGCAACTCTGAACGACGCACTTGCTCGTAGACCTCTGACTGGTTTGTCTAATGGTGGTGGTAAACTGATTATCAGTTCTACTGTTTCCGACAAACAACCTGGCATGAAGGGTCATCCCATCCAGTTTGATAGTGTAAACAACAACTGGTATATTAACGTTGATCCTAGTGCTGTATCTAATACAATCTATCCAGCATTTGCTTCTCTTGGTGTTGGTCTTATTGGTCAAGAATCTGGTGCAACATACCTTGAGAGAAGAGTTGATAACAGATCTCTGCAAGATAGACTTTACAGAGCAAGATATGTTATTCCTAAGGAACATACTAATGCACGTCCACCTACGCCTGGTTTCGTACTTCAAGAATCCAAGACAGTTGGTGTTGGTAGTGCATCATTCTTGAGTGCTGACTTAACGAACCCAACTCAACTTAAGAACGTTAAGATCATTAAGAATGCTACATGGTCATCCGATACTATTACTGTTACCACGGAGAAAGATCATGATCTGATTCCTGGCGACCTTGTAACTATTAGACAGGTTGATTCTGTTAATAATCCACTGGGTACATTCAACGTTGGTTTTAACGGTGAGAACCCAGTTGCAACTGTTCTTGGTAGAAAACAGTTTACTATTTCTGGTATTACAACTGATCCTGGCGAATTTAAGTGTCAGATCAACCAAAGAACTACACAACAACAGATCGAAAATCTTCCTACAATTCATAGATCTAAGTCTAAGGATAGTATTTACGTCTATCGTGTTCAGGAGGCAAAACCACATATTCCTGGCACATCTGGACAAGATGGTATCTACAACCTGATCCTGACTTGTGGTTCTGTTTCTCTTGATAAGGACCTTGGATTTGGTGTATCCATGAAGTCCTTCTCTCAGGATGTTAGAAATCTATATCCACAACAGGATAGAGATAACTATGAGTCTGATCCACAACCTTCTGTATCGTTTGCCACTCCAGAAGTTGTTGGTCTTGTTCTTTCTAATGATAAGAAGAAGTCTCTTACGAGAGAATCCCTTAACTACTTCATGCAGGGATTCAATGTTGGTACTGCTGTAACTGGTGCGGTTGTTACTGGTACAGGTAACACCACTGTCACTCTGTTTAGTGATACAGAGCATAGATTCAACTCCATTAAGAGTGTAAACATCATCGACGGTGGTTCTGGATATAACAATGGTTCTGGTATCGCTACTGTTATCTACTCAGCTGATCTCGTTAATAATGGACTGATTGGTAAGAATGCTGCCGCTGAAGTTCAGATCTCTGCTGCTGGTACAGTTACCAGTGTTAAGATCGTTGATGGTGGTTGTGCATATGGTGTAGGTAACACCATGACAGTTGATCCATTCCCTGCTGGTGCTGCTACTTCTCCTGCTGTTGTTGAAGTTACTGCTATCTTCAATAATGTTGGCGATGGTATGGATCTGAATGGATTTGCTGATCCAATGTACAATGGAACACATAAGATTGTTGATATTCCAACTGCAAAGTCTGTTTCCATTGAGATTGACAAACCAAATATTATGTCTCCTTTCTATACTGAAAGGACTGATAGAAGACTGCCAATGTATAACATCGCCAACCCTGGCGTTGCATTTACAAGTATCAGTGTAACTGGTGAAACTGGTGTTGCTACAATTAGATGTAATTCAAACCACACCTTAGTTGCTGGTCAGACCTTCGGTATCGTTGGTACTGGTAACTCGATGTTCGACTTTAGAACATTCACTGTTGTTGACGTTGATCCTTTCGCTCCATTGAGAGCACTTCACTTCAATGTTGGTGTTCATACATCTGGTATTGATAGTTCTTATGATGTAACTGATGCTAGATTGTTCGGTCATGGTTTCAGAGCAAGATCCAAGTCTCTGGGTCTGGGTGAAAATAACCTGAACGCAAGGGGTGCAACAATTTGGACTGGTATTAGTACATCTATTGCTGCTCCTTTAACCTCTACTGACCAATCAATCACTCTTACTGATACTTCTGGTTTCCAGAAGGGTGATTACTGTCAGATTGGTGCTGAGATTATTAGATTTACTAACGATAACATCAATGCCATTCTCCGTGGTCAGTTTGGTACTGTTGCTGCAGCAGTTCCTGTTGGTTCGACAATCAAGAAGATTGAAATCGTTCCAATGGAACTTCGCAGACCATCTATTCTTCGTGCATCTGGTCACACATTTGAATATCTTGGTTATGGTTCTGGTAACTACTCCACATCACTGCCTCAAAAACAGGATAGAGTTCTGAACTCTGATGAACAACTTGCTGCACAGAAGAAAGAACAGTCTGGTGGTAAGGTTGTTTACACTGGTATGAACGACGCTGGTGAGTTCTTCACTGGATATAATAAACTGTCTGCAATTACTGGTGAGGAAGAAGTTATTGGCGCTCCAATCTTTACCTATACAGGTGATGATGCTGAGTCTGAAGCTGCTAAGAAAGTTTCGGGTGTCTTCGATGAACTTCTGGTTAGAGAAGGTATCACGGTTGAGGGTGGAGATAACAACAATAGAACTTCACAGTTCTATGGTCCAGTAAACTTTACCCAGAAACTTACTAACAGTTCTGCTGAGGGTATTGAAACTAAGAACCTCTTCCTGAAAGGTGATGCTCCACAGGGTAAACTTCTTACCGTTGGTATTTCTACTCCTATTCAGGCGGCAAGATCTGGTGATATGTCATTTGTATCCAACCCTAATACGGGTGGTTACTTAGGACACATCTATGCTGAAGGTGAGTGGAGAAGATTTGGTGTAGTATCTCAAGAAAGAGATAGACAGTTCCTCAAGATCGATCAAATTGGTGTTGGTAAGTCTGGTATTGGACCATTTGACTTTACTGATGCTATGGAAGTCAACGGTACTACGAAACTGAATCACTTGTTCGTTTCTGGTATTGTTACCTTTGCATCTCCACAGACATTCTCTGGTGTTACTTACGATAGTATTGTTATCAGAAAGATTGCTAATTTCTGGGGATACAATACTACTGGTGGTGTCTCTCCACAGGGTATTCCTTGGGAGAACTATGGTTACTACAGTATTGTAGATGAAGGTGGTGTAATTCGAGCATATGACTTCGAGACTGTTGGTACTTACGTTTCCTTCAAACCTGCCTCACATATCAGTATTGAAGGTCCAATCAATGACACATATGCTGGTGTAAGTACATTTGTTGGTACTCTCGATGTTGGTAACATCGAATGTGATGGCGGTACAGTCAATGTAACTACTCTTACTGCTGTTAATGCGGGTATTGGTAGTCTCAACGTACTCACACATTCCTATGCTAAGACTGGTTTCGTCACCAACTTTAGAGCAGAAGTTGCATCCGTAACTAATGGATTGTATGCAGATGTTGGTATTACTACCACATTACATGCAACTACTGCTTATATCAATGAGGCAAACATCTTCTCTGGTGTTGTCACTAACATGAGTGCCTCTAACCATGTGGTTACTCCTCAGTTGTATGCTTCTTCTGGTATTGTTACTAACCTCACAGGTACTAATGTAACCTACGATAATATCGCTGGTACTGCTGTAACTGCAACTGACTTTAACTTTACTGACCAACTGTTTGGTCCTACTGCTTTCGTTAATACTGGTATTATTACTGCTGTTAAGTCCCGAGTTGTTATGGGACCTGGCGCTCAAGGACCTGGGCAACCTGGACTTGAAATTGTTGCCAACTCTGGTGTTGTTACTTCTATTGTTGGTACATATGCAACCGTTACCTTCCTGAACTCAGGTATCAACGGATCCGTGATGACGGATGACCTTTATGCTAACGCTGGTATTATTACCGCTCTTGGTGATAGTGGCGTTGATATGACTATTGAGTGTGGTCCTACTGGTAAGATTAATACCTTCCAGATGGTACACACAGCGACCACTGGTACTCCACCAATTATTACTAGTTCCATCACTAAGTGTGTCAACCTTAATGCTGACTTACTTGATGGAATGGATACATCCACTGGCAATGCTGGAAACAGTATTGTTGCTAGGGATGCTTCTGGTAACTTCAGTTCCAACGTAATTACTGCAAGTGCATTTAACGGTGGTTCTTTCTCTGGTAGTTCCTTGAGTGTTTCTGGAGCTATTAGTGCTGGGTCACTCTCTGTTTCTGGTAATTTATCTGGTACTGCCGAGAAGGCGGATCAGGTTAAGATTAATTCCGCTGATAGTTCCAGTTATCAAGTTTTACTGGTTCCTGCTAATTCTCAAGGTAATTATAGGGCTGGTCGTGTTGATAATGGAATTACTTGGAACGGTGGTAGTAATACTTTAAGTATTGGTGCTCTTAGTGTTTCAGGTTCAATCACTGCTGGTAGTGACATTACTGCTTTCGCATCTGATGATCGCCTGAAGAGAGATAAGGTTGGTATTAGTGGTGCTCTTGATAAAGTTCTTTCACTTAATGGTTTCACTTATAACTTCAATGAAACTGCTGGTAACCTTGGATTTAATACTGAGGTTAGATATGCTGGTGTATCTGCTCAAGAAGTTAAGAAAGTTCTCCCAGAGGCAGTTAAACCTGCACCTGTTGACAATAAGTATGATACTGTTCAGTATGAGAAACTTGTTCCTCTCCTCATCGAGGCAATTAAGGAACAACAGGTACAAATTGATGAACTGAAAGCAAAACTGGAGTCCCATAACCATGCTGAATGAGGATGGTGATCGACAGCAACCCGACTTTATAATTGATTTTGATTTAGATGACATCTGCCTACTTTATAGATCAGTAACCAAACACTTAGAGGTTTTGAAGGCAGATGAAGATCGTGATAGAGATGGTCTAGATGAAAGACTAGAAGATCTCCAAATGCATCTCTACAAGACGATTCTTGAGTGTAAAATGCTAGGAGATTTCGAGTAATAAATACAAAAAAATGAGTTTGTCATGGTAAATGTCACTGACACTGGTAGTGTCAAAGTCAATGATGAGTTGACTTATTTGTCTCTTAGGATTGGTCCAGATAAGAATCATCCCGTCATTGTTGTTGACGATGTGCTTGAGGATATTGATGGTTTTATTGATACATTCATCACCAATGTACCCGTAGAAGGCAATAGAAATTACGATCAGAATACTAATATCCCAGGCTTTTCTAGACCTCTTTCTCTCTTTCTTCCCGAGATTAGAAAGACTGTAGGATTTTTCATCAATGAGTTTAGTGATTTTGAAGTTCCAAATCCAGAAGATTTGAGGTTTGCTTTCCAATTAAATGTTCTTTATTCAAACATAGAACATCCAAGAAAGTATATCCAACCTCATGTGGATCCTTCTATGTTTGCCTTTGTTCTTTATCTTCATGATGGTTCCGATTCTGGTAATGATGATGGAACAGCATTCTATTCACATGAAACTGGTGGTTGTATTAACATGGAACATGTGTTTAGTAAATTTAAGAGAGAAGAACCATACTGGAATTACAAGGAATGGGAATATGATTTCTTAGAGAAGTCAGAGGAACCAGTTGTATTTGATTCTAATAGTATTGAACCATGTTGGAAAGAAATACATGAAGTTCCGATGAAGAAGAATAGATTGGTATTATATCCCTCTTATCTTTGGCACTCTGCTAAGTTTAGTGCAGGTGAGTATGATACAAATCCTAGGGTCACAGTCTCTGGTTTTGTGGAAAAGGATTATTTCATATGATGTTATCAGATCACATTCATGAATACTGTGATGTACTGGATGCTGATGAATACTTTCGTTTATTGAAACTACTCGAAGACTTTGAGTTTCCAGATTTTGAAGAGATTGGTGAAGATGCCTTCTACGATCTTCATGGTCATAGGCAACAGGTAGATCTCAAAGAGGGTGAAGTATTTGATATTGTGGACGCGGCATTCAGAAGAGTAATGCCTAAAATCATTGAAAGTTATCGTTGGTGTCTACCAAGTGATGATGTCTTCGATAAATATAGTGGATACTGGTTGTGTAAGTATCCAGAAGGCGGGTATCTCTCATATCATACAGATACAGATGCGGATGCTGCCTCAGTTACCGCATCTTTTCAAATAAATGATGATTATGAAGGCGGTGACATGTTATTCTGGAGAGAACACAAACTAGATAAACACAAAAACTCCATACATGTTTATCCTAGTTCTCTAGTATATCCACATGAAGTTACAAAAGTAACTTCGGGAACTAGATACTCAGTAGTTGTATGGTTTGCTTACGATAAGGGAGAACAATGGTAGATCTTGAATCACTCCAGAGATTAACAGACTCTAAGACTTATCCCCATCTTGTTAGTGGTGTGGATGTAGATAATATCCGTAAGATTGTTGATGCTAATCCTAGTCTCTTTAGTAAGTCTTGGGAAGAGAATGGATCTAAGAGAAGAGATAGTGGAGCGGTGTTTATTAGAGAATATAAACAAGATCCTATTAATGGATTAAAAGATGTTGAGGTGAAGAGTACATATGGGTTCTTCTTTAACGCCAGTTCTGGCACAGGTGAGTATAACTTGTGGGGTAGTAATCATGTATATAGAAATCCCATCCTGAATTATTATATGGGTAGTAGAGTATTAGTATTTGATCCAGAGAATCCTACAGAGATTATTGAAGAACATTTGGATTTTGATACATTCCCTATGTTCTCTGCTAGTCGTAAATATATCTGTGATTTTGTAGGTGAACTCACTGGCAATAATGACACTGGAGATTTACTTGATATATTAAATGATATTGATAGTCTAAGTCCTGCAACGGAAGGCGATTTTGATCTTGCCCTCAATTATATGATCTTCAAAAAGAAGACTAATAGTGTAGAGATACACTTATATAAGTCACATGATAATCAAGAGAATATCTTGAAGATTGTGGAAAAAATGGGAAAAAGTAATAGAACAAAGTTTTATAATAATTGTAAGAGTACCTTAGAATTATTGGAGCAAACATATAATACTGATAATGTTAATTGTTTAATTGATATTACTTTTGGACCAGAAGGAGTAGAGAAGAATTTTGGTCAGTCTTTGATGCCTACAAGAAAGAGAGATGCACCTTTAGGCACACAAGCGACTGATAACTTTGAAAAGTTTTCTTCATATAAAAACGATCATATTTCTGCCATGAGACTTCTCAACGAGCAGTTTGATAATAATTTTTGGTTCCCAGATAATTGGAAAGCAGAATTAGATAGATGGGAAGATAGTCAGTACACACAAAATGTATTTGCCGTACATAAAGTAAATACCAGACATGAAGGTAATACCTTCCGCCTGGCATATGCTTTTGTAGGTAATGTTAATGGAAGAGAACCTAGTTAATTAACCGTAACGATAACCATTGTGTGAGAAGTTTGCTTTAGGACCGCCACCTGCGCCGCCGCCTCCACCGTTTCCATTATTTCCATTGTTGGGACCACCGCCGCAACCTGACTCTCCATTGCCGCCACGGTTTCCTCTGTTTCCACCGCCGCCTGATCCGCCAGTGGACTGGTAACCGCCGCCTCCGCCGCCATTACCGCCATTGCCACCGTTGCCTGCTCTACCGTTTCCAGAGTTACCACTGTTGCCGCCACTGCCGCCTGTCTGAGAGTTCACCCAAGAGGATCCGTTCCAAATAAAACCTGCTCCTCTTCCGCCTCCGCCGCCATTGCCGCCATTGCCACCGTTTCCACCATCACCACGGCATTCTCTTTTAGAACCATTACAGAACCAACCATTACATCTTTTTTTGCCGCCGTGTTGACCGTTGCCGCCACGACCTCCGTTGCCGCCAGTGCCGCCACCGCCACCGCCTCCATAAACACTTCCATTCCAGAAACCGCCAGGAATCTTAATTGGTGTAGCAATATGCATCGCCTGATTGCCACCTTGACCAGCATTTCCACCTTTACCGATAATGCTTGGTGATCCTGCTGTTACCATCTCTACAGTATTACCATATAAGGCACCACTGTTATTAATTCTCATGCCTGGATTAGAATCGCTGGAACCACAGTGACCAGTAAAAGTAATTCTTTTATCTGCTGCAGAAGTCCAGTCTTGATCTCCAAAGATTTCCCATCTTGCCTGTAAATGGTTGAAGTTACCATTACATTGAGCGTAGATAGTTTTAGTAGTTCCTCTAAAATCACTGAATTTGATGGTTCCACCAGAAGGAACACTATTATTATATTGACAGTCGGGAACCCTATTTCCTCTATACAGACTCCCTAAATTACTCGCACCGAATGTGCTATTGAGTTGACCCATGGAGATGGATCCACTCGAAAATAAGTTATCAGTTGATTTCGAGATCTGACCACTACCAATAATTCCAGATGGTACTAATGATCCATCATCACTCATGACCATTCCATCGCCTTCAGCAATCGTATCCGAATTGATTACACACTCAATTCTTTGACCTTCCTCAGGAACCGCAATAATATCTGCTCTTGCTGAAGTTGCCAGTTCTCTTAATACTGATTGATTTAATTCAGTCATTATGGTACAATATGACTCCTATCCTTATTTATCTATATACTGGGGATTACTGACTAATCATGGACATTAAAAAACGACACCAGACTTTAGTAGAAAATGCACTCAAACTGCGTGATGAGTTGTTAGCAATGGAAAAAGAATTTAATAAGAAGAAAGAAGAGTTTCTCAGGATCGAAGGTGCCATCACGGTTTTGGAGGAACAGATTACTGCTGATGCTGAGGTTGCCACCGAATCTAAGACCTGATATATTGGTATTGTTGATGGATGACCGACCTCTATAGGTTGCTCTAAGTCACACCCCCTAGTTCTACTAAAAAAGGTACAATGCCTACTAAATCAAATGCTTTCTTTCCGATTCAATCGGATTTCTTCAAGTATTCGGTCGAGTCTTTCCTGTCAGAAATGGCACCCAAGACCCGTGCTGATTACTCTTTCCAATCCCGAGTTCGCTGGTCGATTGACAATAAGAAGTCATACATCACTTCAGTGATTCTGGGTATGGCACCTTCTAAGTTCATCCTTGCCTCTACAGACGCTTGCAAGGTTACTTCGAAGATTGCCGCGGACAAACAGTATTATGAACTCTGGAAGGGTCGCGGTGTTGATTTTCTGAACATCGATTCCAACAACCGTGTAACTACTCTCTCCGAGTTTCTTCGCAATGAGTTTGGTATTCAGGCAGGTTTCTATGAGATCTGTGGTCAAGTTATTGAGATCATCGAGGGTCAGAATGACACCTACGAGAATCTCCCTAACGTAGTTCTTCAAGCATTCCTGAATGCTGTGGTGACTGTTGAGGTCATCAGTGTTGCCACTCGCAACCAACTCTCTCAACTCTTCATTCGTATGAATGATGGTATCTCTCTCAACGGTCCTGAGAAGCGTAACGCTGTTATCTCTGACTTCTCTGATACTATCCGTGACCTTGCTACCACATACGAAGGCACACTGAAGTGTTTCTTCACACCCAAGGACATCAATCGCCGTAAGGTTGATGACTTCATCGCTGGACTTGCTCTCATCTACTTCCGTGGACTGGGTGTTACTGTTTCCGACAAGTCCATGTGGTCTGCTTATGAGTATGGATCAACTGAGGACCAACTCGTTGGCAAGTTTGCATCGGATTTCAAGTCATTCATCACATTCATGGGTGACAATCTTTCTGCTCTTCCCAACAAGAACTGTGTTCTTGACCTCTTCTCTGTTGTGAAGGATCTGAAGGACAACAACTTCAACATCAGTAATCCTGAGGGATTCATTGATGATTACATGAAGACCCATGCTGCTCGACTCACTGACTCTGATACCTACAGTTACAACAACGGACGTGAGGCAACTTACAAGGAACTCATGAGATCTCGTGAGGCGAACTTCAACAAGTTGCGTCGTGAGATCATCACTCGCACTTGGAAACCCGAGTCCTATTGCACACAACTGGACAACCGTCGTTCTTTCAAGAAGGAACAGAAGTTTGTTGCTGCTGTACGTCAGGACTGGATTACTCCTGAAGGTAAGGAGATCGAGAAGGGTAAACTCTTCGATCCTAGTGTCTATCAAGGTGGACACATTACACCCCACGCTGATGGTGGCAGTACACATGATGATGAGAACTGTGCCATTCAGGAGACTGAGGATAACCTGAAACTGGGTCGCAATCCTATCGAGAACGCTTGATTTCAATCTAAATACGGGTGGATCATTCCACCCCTTTTTTTATGCCTGTAATTGACATTGCACCCACTCCAATTTACATTTCGGAGTGTCCATTTCATGATAGAGTTAAGTCACTCTTCTTAGAGGAGATTGAAAAGCATGATGGACATAAGAACCCACTATCTGAGGGTCTAACACATATAGATCACTACTCTGTTCTCTCCGATGATAAGTTTTCTCGTTTTAAAGCATGGGTAGAACAATGTGCTGAGGACTTTGTAGTCAATACACTCGGATATTATCTACCTGAAAATATGCAGGTTACGGATAGTTGGATTAATATATGCCAAGAAAATGGATGGCAAGAACCACACTATCATGCTAACGCAACCATATCGTGTGTTTACTATGTAAATTTTGATACAGGAAAACATGCCGACACATATTTTGCTGCAAGACCAAAATTAGGATTGGCGGCATATCCTTCATCACCACTAATTCAGATGGTGCATGATAGGGAGACAAAATATAATCAATTCGATTGTGTTACTGGTCAAGAGGGATGTTTGTTTATGTGGGAGTCTCATGTATTACATGGATTCAAACCTAACACTCATCCCAATCGTGTGACAGTTGCTATGAACTTGACTCCTACGGTCATTTCTAATGGTGATTATGGGTGGAGAGTCACTAACCTCACGCCAGAAGAGAGGAAAATTTCCGCCGATAAGTGGGCAGAGGGTAAACTCTGGGATACTCCAAATGTATTTCCGCAAGATGGGTTGCCAAGGGACGTATATTAGGTAATACTGGACATAGAGACAAGAACACCATGAAATTGTGGAACGCCCTTATAAAGACCGCAGGCGGACGCCTGGAGAGGGTTGAGTTCGAATCCCCTAGTTCTTGGAGAGGAGACGCAATCGCCCAGGCAAAGGGTGCCTACGGTGCCTCAGAGGTTGTTAATTGCAACCCTACAGTTCCCTACGTTGATCCATCAACTGCATCGGATGTAGCACCAGTAAAATCCACATCCAGTCCTTTACTTCTTGGTCTCAGTGATGTTCTTGGGAACATTGTGGGATACCTAGTTATTCTCCCCGCATTATATGTGATGGTTGCTGTGCCAGCATTTGGTATTGGAGTTATTGTTGGTGGTGTGGTGTGGTTTACCGTCGCTCTCGCCAAGACTGGACCTTGGAATTAAAATAATAAATAAAACGACTAGAGTTTTTAACTATGACTGACAACGTGCCAACAAAACCAGAACCACCAAAGATGCCTACTGTTGCTGAACAGGGACAGACATTTGCAGGCAAGGGTGAAGATGGTCCACAAAGACTGGATCGTTTGAATAAACAAGTCAAGATCATGTCACAAACATTGGGCAATCTTGATGGTAGATTGTGTGCCCTTGAGAAATTATTGGTACAGGCAATCGGATACCAACAAACACTGACTAACGTGGTAAAAACTACAGCAGAAGTAGAGAAAGAAATTAGAGATCTCCGTCAAGAACTGGAATCTCTCCGTGCTGAGTCTCGTTTTGATATGGGACACGGTGGCGTGCCTCTGGATCCAGCAGTTGCACCACTCGGATAACTGTCACAACCCCATTGCCTAAGTGATGGGTTGATCCTATATTGACATTGTTCAACACACATAAGACACATGAATGAGTTCGATCGTGACGATGCCTTCGATTCGGAGTATCGCGATTATGATGAACTGTATGCTGAGATGATGGAGACTGGTCCCGAGGATTGGTTGCCTGGCGCAGGGATTCGTGAGGAGTTCGATCCCGAGACTCTCAAGATGCTGAACCAGTTCTAAAAGTGTAACACCCTCTGTTGACAGAGGGTTTTTTATTGACTATCCTACTGGGGTACATTCGATTCATGTCTATGACTTCTCGGAAGAGGAAATCAACTGACCTCCCAGTCATTAAAGTTGAGGAACTTCGCCCGATGACTCCTATCATCACCCGCCAAGAATATATCAGGGACATCAAAATCCGCTGGAACATTCACACCTATGAGGTTGGCAAATTGGGTGAGGATATTAAAAAGGCATACGACTCTTTGCTCCCTTTCTTCAAGAAGTACCGTGATTATGTGGTCACAGCGTACCAGAGGGAGTTCGGTAGTCCAGTCCAATAAGTGGCACAGAGGGGTCGCCATGACCCCTCTTTTTTTGTATTATTACTATATTGACAGTTAATCAATGAACCTCCGTCCCCACCAAATCCGTGCCATCAATGCGATGTGGGATAATCAGAAGGGACAGATCATTGTTCCTACTGGTGGTGGCAAAACAATGTGTATGATCGAGGACGTTTCTTTTACTCTCGAAACAAAGAAACGTGGTCAGACTATTGTTGTTGTCGCCCCTCGTATTCTCCTCGCTGAACAACTCTGTGAAGAGTTTCTTGAGGTTATTGATACCACTCACACTCATGTGATGCATGTACATAGTGGTAAGACTTCTTACTACGGTACTACTAAACCAGAGAAGATTCACTTGTTCGCTAACACTGCCCGTACGGCAGGTGAGAACTGCATTATCTTCACTACCTACCACAGTTTGCATCGCCTGGTAGAGGCAGATATTGAAGTGAATAACATTTACTTCGATGAGGCACATAACTCTGTTGCAAAGAACTTTCATGTTGCAACTAAACACTTTGCCCAACTGAATCACATCCGTTGTTACTTCTTCACTGCAACACCTAAGTGGTCTCTCACACCTAAAAAGGCAGGGATGAATGATGTTAGTGTATATGGTAAGGTGATCTGTCAAGTGCCTGCTCCTGAACTTGTTGATGGTGGTTATATTCTGCCACCTAAAGTTAATGTCCGCCAGTTGCCTCTCTCTAAGGATAAGAACAACTGGCAACGTGATGCTGACTATCTGCATCAGACTATCAAGGAAGATAAGAAGGATCAGGTTCTTGTTTGTGCTCGCACTACAAAACAGATCATCAATATCATCACCAATACTAACTTCGTAAGTAAGTTGTATGATGAGGGTTACAGTTGGTTGGTTATCACTTCCAAGACTGGCGCTCTTATTGATGGCAATAAAGTTACCCGTGAGGAGTTCTTCAATACTCTGAATGCCTGGGGTAAGGATCAAACTAAGAAGTTTGTTGTACTTCACCACAGTATTCTCTCCGAGGGTATCAATGTCAATGGATTACAGTCAGTCATCTTTCTCCGTAACATGGATTATGTTGGCATCTCACAAACTGTAGGTCGAGTTATTCGTTTGGGTGGTGAATCCAAGACTTATGGACTTGTAACTATCCCAACATATGATAATGTGGGTATCAGCACTGCCCGTAAAGTACAGGCAGTTGTAGATGTTATCTTCAACAAAGGGGAGGCAGCAATCTCTGAGATCACTCGATGAGTAAAAAAACCAAATACTACAACCACAATTCAACTCTACTGGATCCCGTACCTGTTAGAGATTATGTTTCATCAGATGGGCATTGGGTTGTAATGCCATTTGCAGGCAATAAGAAATGGGTATGTATTCATGATGGTGAATTTATTGCCACTGGATCATCCTTTGAGATTTGTATGCGAAAGATGAAACGAATTAAGACAAAAGAAGAACTGTCACAAGGTGCCTCCAACGCACTCGCTGACATGTTACAGTAACTACGTTCTGAACAAGACACATGGCAACTAAGACTAAAAAACTGTTCGTCACTCCGTTGTCAAGGAAGGCAAAGAACCGTTTCGCTAATGAAATGGATCTCTTTCATACTTGCTTTGTTCAAGGAGAGAGGAATCACGAGGGACAAGAGTGGGTATTCCTAGAATCACTTAATCACAATTACTTCTTCTGGGTGCCTGTTAAAGGTAACACTGATTGGAAAGTTGAGAAGTGAGTATTGATTTTAAGCAATCACTATTAAAAGAAGAGTCACTCGATCTCTTACGCACTTTGATCCAAGCAGAGGTCAAACTTGCGTTGTTACAAACCAGACTGAAAAAGAATGCTGACTTAATTCAAGATCAGTTGGCAATCTGCGATGTTATCTACTCATCTCTAAAGGAGACACTCTAATGAACGAACAAGAAACCATCGAATACAACCGTGATCGTTGCCTGGATGTCATCGACAACGTTATTTCACGACGGTTGACTGAACTCATTGACAACGATAAATATGATGACGCCAAAGCAATCGCACAGGAAATGTTCCTGATTGGCGATACTGAGGATGGATGGGATAGTGAAATTCTATTCTTGGGTGATATTACTGGACTCAGCAACCAAGAGATCGCCGAACTGGAGTTTTCTACCCAAGGAGATTACTTTGAGGACGGTGACTGAACTGTCCACTAAGAGTGCCACAAGGCGCGCCAGGGTGTATTATTAAAGAGTCAGAGATCTCTGACGCCTCACACACAACACACAGAGGGTCTATGTAATTGTGTCTCCTGCCGCGAGACCTCCCCTCTACCCTTTTATTCTTCTTTCTTCATCATGGCAACACGTTCACGCATCGGTATTCAACTCAAAGATGAATCTATTGTATCTGTTTATCATCATTGGGATGGTTATCCTGCTTGGTTGGGTAAGGTACTCAACTCAAAGTTCAATACGAAGGAGAAAGTAACCGATCTAATTGATGGTGGAGATATTTCTTGTGCCTGGTCAGATACTGACTGGGATCGCAACGATATTGAGACCAATCGCCCACTCTATTATGCTGAGCGTGGTGATAGTGGTGTAGAACCACAACATCATGAGTCTATCACGGAGTATTTCCAGTGTACTAAAGATTCATGGGGTGAGTATGCCTACATCTTCAATGAAGGTGAATGGTTCTGTTATGACACTAACGATAATTGTGTCCTCGTTGATATTCCTGAAGGTGGTCTAGAAGAATGACTTGGAAAGTCCCTAAAGAATTTGATTCACTTGCTCCTTACACATCAATACAGAAGCATCTCAAGTTCCTTAGGGACTTAAAGAAAGATCTTAAACGTCACCCAAGGAGTAAAGACCCTAAAAAACCTGCTACTAGAAGAAGAGGAAAGAAAAAGTCATGAGTATCAAAGTTGAACAGATACCTTTCTTTAGCATCTCTTTCTGGAGACTATCCCTATCTAATTGGGAACAAAAGAAAGAGATAATTAAGGAACTGGTTGACTTAAAACCAGATCAGGATCGTATCGACATTTGCTATTCTGACTTTTTCCAGTATAATAATAAACCACCGTACATGTATAAATTCATCGAGGTCATTCAAGATGAACTCGTTGGATTTTTTGACAGTGCGGGTGTGCTGGTTGAACAACCAAGTGAGTGGCAAATGTGGACACAAATGTACACAGGTGCAGATCATCATCCCCTACATAATCATGGGTTTGGTAATTTCTCTTGCATACTTTATCTCGATTATGATAAAGAGAAACATCCCAGCACAAGGTTTTGGACGCCTATGCCTGATCCATTCTTTGGCACTGTAACACACTTGCATCCTGAAGTTGAAGAGGGTGACATTATTATTTTCCCCTCCACAATCTATCATGAATGCCCGCCAACGAACTCTAACATTCCTAGGACCATCGTTGCATTTAATGTCCCTATTGCAGATCAATCAGTACAGCAAAATGTATCAACTTGAATGTAAAATTACAGAAGATCAACGTTCGCTCTTAGCGGATGCACTGTATTATTACAGTGAAATGTTAAACTCTGATCCTGAAGGATCCGCCAAACTCAATGCTCTTGAAGAACTAGAAGAGCATCTAGATGCACACTTTAGACAAGAAAAAACTGTATGAATCTCAATGACTTTTCGCTGGAAGAATTAGACTATGTTCTGAACTGCATGAAAAGAGTTGATGGATGGAATAAGGCAAGAGAGCAAAACAATCACCCATCAGTTAAACACGATCGAATTGTTGAAAAACTTGAATACATAAGATACAAACTCACAATGTAGGAGTATTATGAAATCGGACGACATCTCGCTGCAGACAACATCTAAGATGTTTGAGTATGAGAAATTATCAAGAGAAATTGAAGAATGTGATGACATGGCAACTCTGAAAGAGATGCTCCGTGTTCAAGTCAAACTCTACATGAAATTACAAGAAACTGTGAAGGCAACAATGCTGATGAAATGATGAACTTACAACACCAAATTAAATCCCAGTGGTATTATATTTTCTGGGGTATTTGTACAGTGACTGTTGTTGCTGGTCAAGTATATGTTGGATCTGGATATAGGCAAATGTCCAACACTTTGAATGATGTTGCTGATCGTATCATTGAGAACAATGACCAGTGATGTAATGCAACTGCTCCGCATTATTGCGGACAATTTGAAAGGCAAACTTAAGTATTATGAATGTTCCGACAAGCATAGTTACCACAAAAAAATTGTCATTGAGTACGCTCACAAAAACAAGAATTGACGTTATAATGAGAATAGTAGGCAGCATCATGGTTATTGTTGCCTACTTCATCGTATTGCATGTTAATGTATTACTCGGTGTCATCGCACATTTTATTGCTGATCTCATTTCAATTCCATATTTTGTAAGAACTAAATCATGGGATGTTGTGGTAATGTTAGGATTTCTGTTATGCATATCATTTTCCAAATTGATATATGAATGAAGATAATCCTACATGTTTGGTTATATCATTTGTTGTGGTGATATTGACAACCATTGCCATTATTGTGGCAGGGTACATACATGGCAATATGCACTTAATCACAACACTTAAAAATGCACACGGATGACACATATATGGCGCGTATGGAAATACGCACTTGGAAGTTTTAGCGATCGAAGAACTTCACGGTATGATAATCATGTTGCGGTAGTTCGCACTGTTATATTCATATCATACATGGTAACAAATACTTTCATTGTGTCTGGTGTTATAAGGCACTGGAATGGTGTAAATAGTAATGTAGTCAAGAGCACACAACTCACTGAGGTTCCGAATGTACAAGGAACCGCATCTAAATGTCAAGTCAGATGAATGTGCTGCAATATGGTACGAGTGGTTTGAGTTATTTTCAAATCCAGAGACTAGAAACACCGAAGAATGTAAGATATTAAGAAAGAAGTGGAGCAAATGCTGCACAGAATTTGGTGAATTAGTTCATCAAGCATATCTGGACATGCCCAACAAACCTAGGACGCTCACCTGACCCGCCTCGGCGGGTCTTTTTTTATATAAAAACCGCCAGAAAACGCGATTCCGCCCCGCCAGGGGGTGTGACTATATAAAAACCGTCACAAACCGCTTGATTTGTGGGTTTTCATAGTTTATTATATAACTATGAAAAACACCCATCTTGAGCACCCCGAGGATTCTATACTTAATCACGGCAAAACTGGTGCTATTGAGGTTTTGAAGTGGTTTGGTGATAGAAACAGCACACTGACAGTCAAATATGATGGAGCACCTGCTATTGTATGGGGCATTAACCCTGAATGTGGTAGGTTTTTTGTTGGAACTAAGAGTGTATTCAATAAAGTTAAAGTAAAGATCAATTACACACACAGAGATATAGAAGACAACCACGGCACCACACCTGCTGTTGCTTCCATACTTCATATGTGCCTGGATAAACTACCACGCAAAGAGGGTGTTTTTCAGGGTGATTTTATTGGTTATGGTGGTTACGATGAGTACACACCAAACACCATAACATATAAGTTTCTGTTTGCTCCTACTCAGGACATTGTGTTTGCTGCTCACACCGAGTATTTTGGCAACACTATGAAAACTATGAATGCCAAGTTTATGTCATTCGATGAGGATGACACAGTTATTGAGTCCGACACCGTTCGATTTCTTGATACTAAGGCAAAGATCAAGACTAGAAAGAATAAGATCGGTTTGCTCATTGGCATGGCACGAGTTCTTATTCGTTTCACTAAGTTTCCCGACCAAAAGATTGGCACTCATGTAAAAACAGTCATCAATAAGTATATTCGCTCTGGTAAAGAGATCGATCCTGCTGCACTCTCTCAAGAGACTGGACTCGATGCTAATCTCTTCCACCTCTATAAACTTATCATCGAAATCAAAGAGTTGCTCATGGATGGAGTTACAGATTATGAAGATGTTGACTGTTACATTGGTGAGAAACCCTGCCAACACGAGGGTTATGTCATGACTAACAAATATGGCACATATAAATTGGTAAAAAGGGAGATTTTCTCCTATAATAACTTCAACGCCACTAAGAACTGGAGTAAGTAAATGCCCTATGATCCCGAGGTAAATGATTACGTCGTATGGAATACGCCAATGGGATTAGTACATAAAGGATGGGTGTATTTTAAGTGTGAAGATTATATTACCATTGAAATTGGTGTTAAACCTAAACCACATTGTGAATATGCAAAGAATGATAAGCATTGCATGGTGCATTGCTTACTATGTTGTTTCACATCTGACTGGAAAGATTTAACATATGTTACAAAACGTGCCAGTCAAGATGATCCTATGCCAGTTCCTGTAGTGTCCACTGAACCTACCAAGGATGGGGAACATGTGCAATACTATAAGAGTCAAAGAAATCAAACAGTTCATGCCTAACACCGATCTGCTTCTTAAGTATGAATCAGATAACATTACAGAGGAAGAATTTCTTCAACTGTTTCAGGACATTTATGATACTGGCGCCTGGAAATGGTTGCAGGGTCACTATGGCAGAACTTTGAATGCTCTTGCTTCCCAAGGACTTATCGAACTCGCTTAAACCTATGCAATTCAATGTAACCGAAATAGAATTTGACTTTGAAGATTCACAAGGGACAATTTCCTTTGATGATGAGATCGAAGCAAGGGATCTTGCCCTAGGTTGTTGGGAAGCAGATGATGAAGATGATCTCATCGAGGAGATCACATGTGCTTCAGGTTGGTGTATCAAATCTATTGACTACGACATTCAACTCAAATGATTACTTCCAAAGCATATCTGCTTCGCATCATGAAAAGTTGTGAGAATGCTGATACTCTCACTCGCGAAGAAAAGTTTCAAGTCTTCTGCAAAGTGTGTGACAACATGCTCAATGAAGGCAGAATGACTAAAACAACACACAAACGTTTTACGGAGATCTGGTGATGAATTTCAAAGCAATTCTACAAAAGAAAAATAGTGAACATGAATACAAATTCATCACTATTGAAAACAGAGCAAATGCATTGGATGCTGTTAATTGGATTCTATTCAATTATGCTGACTGGGATGTGACTAACCTACGCCTGGTAGTTAAGGGCGAATAGAATTATCGAAAAAATGCATTATAGTGCCAATCAGATAAGTGGCACACTATTGTACACATAGATGCCCATATTTGATATTATTAATATATCAAACA